AAAACATAAAATGACATTAAAAACTGTAAAATTAATAATTGATAATCGTGAAAAGGATTTAAAAGGTATTTTTCCTGATGCAGAATATAAAAATTTAGATTTAGGTGATATACAAATAAAATTAATATCACAAACAAATTTTAATAAAAATAATGAAAATGAAATAGAAAATAAAATAGAAAGTGAAATAAATGAAACTGAAGAATTTTTTACGATTATTGAAAGAAAAACTATGAAAGATTTAATAGCATCTGTTAATGATGGAAGATATAGGGAACAAAAAAAAAGATTATTAGAAACTGGTTTGAGTGGTAATAGAATTATTTATTTATTAGAGGGTTCAATGAATGACATTCCAGGTAATATGAAAACATTATTTGGAATGATTATTAACACATTATTTAGAGATAATATAAGTGTTTTAAGATTAGAAAGCATTGAAGATACGATTTATTTTATTAAAAGACTTGTTGAAAAACTAAAAAGTGATGAACAAACTATCTTTTTAAAAAATTTAAATAATTTAAATAATTTAAATTTAAATTTAAATTCTATTAAACCTAACCTAGAACAAGATAATTTAGAAAACCCTAATAATAATTTAGAATATTTATCAACAATAAAATTAAAAAAAAAAGAAAATTTAACAGCAAATAATTGTTCAGTTTTACAATTAACACAGATACCTGGAATGTCTATTTCAAATTCCCAAATAATTATTGATAAATATAAATCAATTGCTAATTTAATTAATACTTATTATCAATTAGAAGAAAATAAAAGAATATTAATGCTAGCAGATACTGAAATATTAATCTCAAATAATAAAAAAAGAAAATTAGGAAAAGTTTTGTCAGGAAGAATTTATCAATATTTATTTAATATTTCTAGTTAAAAAATTTTTATTTAAAAACTAATAATTATTTTCCTTCTAAAGCATATGAATAAAATCCAGAAAATTGAAGTAATATATGGAAAACCCCAAATTTCAAAGTCATTAAACCAAATTCTAACAATGTTTTAATTGATAATTGACCTCTTCCATAAGACATTAAAACAACTATTAAACCCATTGTAAAACTGACTAGTAATGTTTCTAATGTAAATAACCATGGATGTGCAGATGGATATTTCATATCTCTTTTTAGAACACTCATTATTATTAAATAAATTGCGGAAATAATTAATAAAGCTATAATAGTCCATTTAATTATAGTATTCGATGTTTGTACTAACCATATTTGAAACATTTTTAATTTATTTTATTTTTTTTTATTTTTTTAATTTATTATTAAGATATTTTTTTATAAAATATTTTAATTAAAAAGTTTAATTAAAAAGTTTAATAAAAAGTTTAATAAATAGTTTAATAAATAGTTTTTTAAAAAACATTTATTGATTCTAAATCTAATTCTTCAATAATTAAATTATTACCACCTTTTTGTTTTTTTCTAGGTTCAATTGTAAAAGTTTCATCATTTTGAAATATTTTAGATTGTTCTTCAATATCATCACCAAATTCTTCAAAATCACTATTATTATTACTATTATTATTACTATTATCAGTCTCATTGTCACTTTCAGGTGGATTATCACTATCTAAAACATTATCTAACATATCTTCTTTTTTCCATTCAAATCTATTTTTATTTTTTAATTTTTTATCTTCTAAATTTTCATTTTTTAATTTATGTGATTTAAAATTTGGATCAGTTATTTCACTTTCTTCATCTTTAGTTAATGTTGAATTTTCATCTACATATTTTTCAGTTTTACTTTTACTAGGAGTATCAGTTAAACCTTTTTTAATAAATATAAACCACCTATGTAAAACACTATATTCTAGTGCTTTAGGTTTTTTACGAAGATTATTTCCATGTAATTTAACTTCTTCATAAAATTCTTCTAACATTGAATTAGGAACTTCATGAAATAATTTACTATCAACTAGTTCTAATCCATATTCATTCATTAATTTAATAAAATAATCAAAATTAACTAAAAATTCATGGCTAGTTGTTCCAATTGATTCAACATCAACATTAATTTTTCTACCAAGAGACATTTCATTATCAGGGAAATCATTTTCTTCATACTTTCTTTCAATTTTCCATATTAATTTAGTCTTTTCATTATCTTGATATTGTTCAACAATACCTGAACCAGAACCTGAACCGGTTGATTTAAGTTTTTTATGTATCATTTTACCATCTAGACAAGTTCCAATATAATATCCTCCTGTTTTTAAATTTTGATAAACATTGTTAATAAAATTACTTAAAGTATCATAATCACCAAAGAAATAATGCATTGAAAATTGACAAGAAACAATATCAAATTTTTGTAATGCTCTTCCTGACATTTTTCCCAATTTACTATAATCAGTAATATCAACATCACCATATAAAACCTTTAAATAATATTTATTTAAATCATCCATTCCAGCTTCACTAGTATTAATAGGTTTGCTACAATCACCCCAAACAACCATTAAATTAGAATTAAATTTCTTGTATTTAGGATTTGTTTCTTGACTATTTAATGCTCTCATAGTTGCTCCTCCATCTATATTATTAATATTATCTTGTGAATATTCAACACCTAGGACAAAATTAGGTTTTAATTCTGCTAATTTAAAATAATCACCTAATCTACCACTAGCTAACTCTAAAATATTAGGAGTTTTCTTTTCACGACCCATATGTTCATATAAACGACCTTTGACAAAATTATGAAATTTATTCATCTCCTTTAAATATAATTCATCTTTATCAATATATGATTGATAATAAATATCAGCTTGTGGTATTTTTTTAATACCAGCTATCATTTCAATGGTAATAGGTGAATGCATTGAACGCCAAACATTAATTGCTGTATGATAACCATTTGGTTTTTTTTTACCTGGACGATGTCTAATAGGTTTCCATCTATGTTGAGGATTTTCAACAGTTAAATCATATGTAAATTCAATTATATCACCATCAACAACTGTATTCTTTTCTAATGTTAGCATATTACCATTATTGTCTATAGGCATCCAAGCAATATGAGTTTCTTCAACTAAATTATTATTATAATCAATAGAACCAATAAATGGATAATTAGGTGTAAATGCTAATGAACCATCATAAAAACCTAAACCTTCGTTTAAAACTCTTTGTGAATTATAAATATTATGAAAATTTGATTGATAATCTACTTTAACTATAACTTGTCTATATAAAAGACCGTTATAATATTGGTCGTTTGTATCAACCTTACTTTTAAGATGTACAACTTCAATTTGCATATCAATTGAATTAAAAATAGGTGGTTTCCATTTATAAGTTTTACCCCAAGAACTAGCTTCATAAAATGTTTTTATTTCTTGCTCTGGATAATCTTGTCCAACATATAAATTACTTGGTATAAAAATCAAACCATCAATATTATAACTATATTGATGCCCTATTTCTAATAAACCACCTTGTTTAACAGTGACTTTATTTAAAATATTTTTACAAGCCGTGAAAATTAAAGTATCATAAGAAGAATTATCTAAATCATCAGTTTTTAAGATATTATCACCACGATGATATTCTTTACGACCAATTAACATATTAAATTTAATTTCAACTAAAGGATTTGGTTTATTACCAGTATTCATATTTTGTTTTATATATTCAGTAATTTGTTTAATTTTTTCATATCTAGGGTCAAAGATTTCTTTCCATACTGGAAGACCCTTAAAAAAATAAATATCAAAAATCATATAAGTCTCTTTATCATCTAAATATTCACCATCTAATAAAGAATTGGCTAATTCAGTCATTTTAAGACCCATTTTACGAATTAAATTTTGACGATTGATAAAATAAAATTCACCTGTTGGATCAATATATAAAAGATTACGCTCACCATCTGCTTTTTCTGTTACTAAAAAATTCTTTCTCAAATTAGTATTTGATGGATCTAGATATTGACGATTTGTTAATTGCTGTAAATGACTTATTTCAACTGTATTGGGTAATGAAGCCTTGAAAGTATTTTTACCTCTTACACCAGTTAAAGTATTATATGTATTTTTAACATTATTGATTTCAGTTCTACTAATAACAAAATAACTCTTCTGTAATGATTGTAAATGAACACCAATGACCTCAATAAATTTAATTAAAACATTCATATTACTAACTGTTTTTTGCTGTTTTTGATTTCCTAGATATTCAACCTCAATTTCATATAAGGACTTATTCTCTAATGTTCCAGACTTTTGAAAAGACTGATAATGTGTTGGTTGCTCTTTAACCATTACCATAGCATTTGGCTTATTTTTCATCTTAAACCACCATTCACCAAAATTCTTAAAATTAGTATCTTTAGGTTGAATAACTTTATCTTCTAATCCAAATTTTCTTACATCAGCTACACTCATTTCTTTATCTTCATTTAATGATTCACGAACAATAGAAAAATCATTTTTAAATAAACCATCAACAGTTTCAAATGTAAATGTTTTTTTATAACGGAACCATTTAGGAGTTTCCATCCAATGCTGTAATAAATCTCTTACTAAGTCATCTCTAACATCAATTTCACGTTCTTCTTTTAAATTAAAACGAATATTATAATCATCCATATTTACTCTTGCTGGTTTTCCAGTTTCATCAGTTATAGTTTCTTTGTAAAAATATTTAACATTTGAACCTAATTCAACTAATTTACCATGTGTGCAAAAATATTTAATAGTCTCTTTTCCTGTTATCGTTACACGAATATTTTTATACTTAGAATCCAATTTAAAATTGATATTTAATAATTCTACACTAGGATATGACTTGTATTCTTTTTGATTTTTTACTCTCTTTAAACAAGAAATAAAATCGTCATATGATATAGTTTTTTCTAAACCTTGATTATAAACAATTGCTTCTAATTCAAGAAATTTATTTTGATGTGATTTATTTATAAGCTCTAATAATCGTTGTTTCTCATTATTTTTTGTATTGAATTTCATTTGTAAATCCTTATTTAATATTATATTATATTATTTTAACAATTTTTATTAAAAGTATCTTTTAAAAAAGATTAGAAGTTTTAAAATTTTTAAAAGATTTAAAAGATTTAAAAGATTTAAAAGTTTTAAAAGTTTTAAAAGATTTAAAGATTTGAGAAAAAACTAAAATTTAAATAAAAAAAAAAAGAAAAAAGAAAAAAATAAATAAAAATATTAATTATAATTATTATTATTTTAAAGATGACGAGCCTTCTTTTGTTGAGGCTCCCCATCAGCATTTTTTTCATCAGCCTTGCGCTTACGCTGAATGATATCTTGAAGAAACTTTTCATAGGAAGGCAATTGAATCTGCTTGAGGGTGTGCCAATTTGCCATTGCAAATGTCTTGCAATTAGATGAAAATGCAATTGATGAAACCCCGTAAGGTAGGTTATCAATCACATATTTTTCATTGCCCGTTTTTGTGTTCCATAAACGGACAGTTTCATCAAAACTTGCACTAGCCAATGTGAGGCTATCAGGGGACCATACCAATGATTTCACAGAATTGGAATGACCCTCCAGGATACGTTCACAGTTAAAT